AAATGCGCTACTCAAACGGGCAAGGTACGTGCTCAACAACTCGCAAACGGTGAACCTATCTCCGAGGAGACGATTAAGCGGATGTACTCGTATCTCTCCCGTGCGGAAGAATACTACGACCCAAACAGCACGACGGAATGCGGGACTATCTCTTACCTCTTGTGGGGAGGCAAGGCGGGTTTACGTTGGGCGAAGTCCAAGCTAACAGAGTTGGAGTTGCTTTGGGCGGTAGAAGTCGAGATGGCCTTGGAGTACCTCGAGGAGCGACTCAGTAAGGAAAAGGGCGCGTAAACCGTTATATAAAAAATTCCTCGAAGATGACACTTAAAGAACGCATCTCCGAAATCTTTGACAAGTACTCCGTACAACTGGAGGTTGAAGAAAAGACGGAGGTAAAATTTGCAACCGCTACTCTCGAGAGCGGACAAGAAATCCAAACCGAGGCGGAGTCTTTCGCGGTCGGTGCAGCCGTTTTCGTAGTAAACGACGAAGGCGAACAAATCCCTCTTCCGGATGGTGAGTACACCCTCGAAGACGGTTCTATGTTGGTAGTATCGGAGGGCGCTATCGTTGAAGTCAACGAAGCCTCCGAAGAGCCAGCCGTAGAAGCCGAAGAGGACAAAGAAGAAGAGATGGCAGCGGAAGAGGTAGAAGCATCTCAAGAGGTTTTGACGCGCGAAGAGGTGGCCGGTATGATTGCCGAAGCTATCGAATCCACTAAGGCGGAGTTCTCTTCACAAATCGAAGAGCGAGACGCAAAGATTACGGAGTTGAGTAAGCAGGCCGCACCGAGCCTCTCACGCGCTCCAAAGATGGAAGCACCTGCTCCCGTCGATTTGAAAAGTTTATCAATCCAGGAACGCGTCGCCGCGATCCACAACCAATTCTCTAAATAATGGCAGACGCTAGTATCGCCGTCGGAACCTACACGGGTGAAGCGGCACGACCTTATGTAGCAGCGGCAGTTCTCTCCGCTGATTCAATTGCGAACGGTTACATTTCCGTTCTTGAAAACGTACACTCGAAAGCGGTTCTCCGTAAGTTCTCAGGTGTATCAATGCACCCTGACACGGACTGCGGTTTTGTAACCGGAAGCGGCCCGTTGACTTTGGGCGAAGCAGTCCTTGAAGCAACCGCGCTCAAGATTAACGAGCAGGTTTGTAACGAAGATTTGCGCTTGACTTGGGAATCCGCTCAAATGCGCGGACAATCTTCAGCCGCCCCCGCTGACTTCTCTTCTTACGTTGCTCAATACGTAGCCGCAAAGGTTGCTGAAGGCGTAGAGTTGAATATGTGGCAGGGCAACTTTGAAATCGACGGTTCTACTGCCAACGCAAATACTTCGTTTGACGGTGTTATGGCGAAGGTGCAAGACGCAGGCGGAACTTACAAGAGCGCCGCTGCCGGAGCTTTCACGGGTGACGACAATGCCACTACCGGTGTATTGACTCACTTGAACACGCTTTGCACAACTTTGCCTTCGGCTATTCAAGGCGACCCCAACACTAAGTTGATCATGGGTCGAGCAACTGCAAACCTTTACTACAAAGCGTTGGCAGGTACTTACAACCAGCCCTTCTTGAATGACGGCCTTGTTGCTCGCTACGCAGGTTACGACATCATTACTCCCGCCGGAATGCCGGAGGATTGCTTGTTGTTGACGAAGTTGGATAACATCTACTTCGGAACTAACCTTTTAACTGATCACATCCAAGCGTCTGTTTTGGATTTGACTGGTGTAACTGGTGACGACGTTACTCGCGTTGTTATGAAGTTCAGCGGCGGTACGCAAGTCGTTGACCATGACAGTTACGCAGCTGTTGTTCGCACATCCTAATTGAATCGGGGAGGGGCTATAAATCCCTCCCCACAATTCCTCTAAAACATGGCTTGTAGTATTACAGTTTCAGGGCGTTCCTTCCCCTGTAAAGACAAAATCGGAGGAATCAAGCGTGTATGGATCAAGGCATTCGACGCGGACGATTGGGGTTCAATTACTTCGGGCGTAATTGCAGCGGATGCAGCTATTACGGTTTTCGGTTTTGAATTGACGAAGAACAGCGGTTCATTCCAGCAGACGGTTACGGCCTCCGTTGAGAACGGTACTGTTTTCTTCTCTCAAGTTTTGGAGTTGACCATGCCGAACCTCGGCGCAACGGATAACGAAGAGATTTACGACTTGTTGAAGAGCCGTCTCGCCGTTATCATCCAGGACAACAACGATAACTATATGTTGATGGGGCACACTACCGGAGCGGAAGCTACGGGGGGTACCGTCGGCACGGGAACCGCCAAAGGAGACTTGAACGGTTACCAAATTCAATTGACAGCGGAGGAAGCTATCCCGGCTCCGTTCGTAGCGTCTGACGATGCGAATATCACCTTCACCGCTGGTTCCTGATTTCTTTTTGTTTGGTTCACAGGTTACAGGACGGGGGAGGGCATTAGTCCTCCCTTTTCTTTTTCAATATGATTACACTCCTCCCAAATAGCTCTCAAGAACAATTCATTTACCTCACGTTGCAGGAGATGAAGAAGGACTTCGACGCGTTCACCGATTACCTCGTTATATTTACCAACGTGGCAAGCAAAGACCGCCTCTATATGATTGGTAACGTGGTAGCCGACAACGCGCGATATACCAAGTTGAGCGTATTCACAAACCAACCGCTCTCGCTTTCAGGGCGCATCTTGCTCACCGAAAGCGGACAATACGGTTACGAGGTATACGGTCAGAACTCTACTACGAACCTCGACCCTACAGACGCAAGCGTTCAGGGGTTGATTGAGCGTGGGACGCTTACGGTAACCGGAGAGACCGGGTACGACATTCCTTCTATATCCATTCCGGATAACGTTATCTATTACCAGTAATGGAAATTCTACAATTAGCAAAATACGAGGAGCGTTCGTACCGCGAAACGCCCAACCGAGAGGGCTTCGTTAATTACGGCGACGACAACCTCTTTCCTCAATATCTGGTAGACCTCTACCACTCTTCCGCCACTCACAACGCCCTCGTTACGAGTATCGCCATGATGATCTTCGGCGAAGGCTTCGACGCTTCCGATTTGGAGGGTCGGTTAGCGTTCGACCAGTGGAATTTGAACGACGAACTCCGCAAGGCTTGCTTGGATTTCAAGATACAAGGCGGCTTCGCTCTCGAAGTAAACTGGAGTATCGACCGTTCGACTATCGCGAACGTATCGCACTTACCCTTTGAGAACGTACGTAGCGGCTTCGTAAACGAAGAGGAGAAAGTCGAATACTACTATTACTCGAAGGACTGGAGCGATAAGCGAGAGGAGCCGGTAGAGATTTGCGCGTTCGACGTAGAGAAGAAGATTGACCACCCCACTCAAATTCTATACGTGAAACCCTTCTCTCCGGGGTCGTTTTACTATCCAAAACCGGACTACGTAGGCTCGATTAACTACATCGAACTCGACAAAGAGATTTCCATCTACCATATAAACAATATGCAGAACGGGATGAGTCCCTCGTTCTCGATTCACTTCAAGAACGGAATCCCTCCGCAAGAAGAAAGGAACCGTATCCGGATGGACATCGAGCGCCAGTTGAGCGGAGCGGGCAACGCGGGGAAGTTCATCGTTACCTATTCCGACGATCCCGAGAGAAAGCCCGATTTTGAGCCGTTCCAGTTGTCCGACGCGGATAAACAATACCAGTTCCTTTCGGAAGAGGTAACGGGTAAGATTATGATCGGCCACCGCGTTACCAACCCGATGATGTTTGGGGTATCTGTTCCGGGTAAGTTGGGCGGAGGGGCTGAATTAGAAGCCTCAGAAGCCATCTTCGAGAAGAACGTAGTACGTCCGGCTCGGAAGGTAGTAGAAGAGGCCGTTAAAACGCTTCTAAACGCCGCAGGGCTTCAAGGTTCTTTGGTGACTCTTTCCTCTCAAGAAACCAACCTCGACGGATGCCTCTCTTACCTCGATGAGGTAGGCGAAGAGTTGGGGGATGAATGGGAGCTTATCGATGAGGTGGAAGTGGACTACGACCTCGAGCAGACACGCGACGCTTTGTGGGCATTCGCTACGGTTCCAAGTTCCAAACCTCAAGCCGCTTCGGAGCAAGATACCGAGATTATCAAAGTTCGTTATGCATACGCTCCCGACACGGTATCGGATAACTCCCGCGAATTCTGTAGGAAGATGGTAAGCGGTAAACGCGTTTACAGGAAGGAGGATATCCTCGCAGCCGGAGATAGAGCCGTGAATCCGGGATGGGGGGCAAGGGGGGCGGATACGTACTCTATTTGGCTTTACAAAGGCGGCGGAGATTGCCACCATTTCTGGAAGCGGCAAACGTACCTCCGAAAGGATAACTCGAAGATTTCCGTCAACCAAGCGAAGAAGCTCATCCGGGAAGCGGGCGTAAACGCGAAGCGCCTCGAAGAGAACGACCGCAGGGTTGCAACCCGTCCCACCGATATGCCGAACAACGGATTTTTAACACCTCGATAAATGGCACTCACAGCAGAAGTACTCTTCGTAAATCCGGACTATATCAAGCGGATTACCAATATTAACGGAAGCCTTGAAGACGCGTACCTCGTGCCGTCTATCATCCTCGCACAAGACAAGTACATCCAACTGTATTTAGGGACGGATCTACTCAATAAATTGAAGAGCGATATTTCCGGCGGTACGTTGGCGGGCGACTACGCTACGCTCATGGATTCATACGTTCGCAAAGCATCTCTCTGGTGGACGATGGTAGAGTTAATCCCTTCGCTTTACGTCAAGATGGATAACGGTTCGCTCGTTTTAAGGGTCTCAGAAGATACGCAAGCCATCTCCCCGGACGATTTGCACCGAGAGGTAGAGCGAGCGCGTCAGAACGCCCAATTCTACACGTACCGCCTCTACGAATACCTTTGCAATAACTCGAGCCTCTTCCCGGAATACTCTTCGAATACGGGCGCGGATATGCTTCCACAGCCGGCGGACTATTACCAGAGCGGATTGAGTATCTCGGGCTCGAGCAGGTACCCACGCCTCGTAGATTTAAGAGCGTATTTTGGATGAGGAAAAGCAGAAAAGAGAATATCACCCTACTTAAAAAGTTTCTCGATGACATCGACCGAAATAATCCTCTCCCTAATTCCAAGCGCGATAACGATAGTAGCGGTATGGGTAAACCTAAACCGCGAGATTGAGAAGCTCAAGGGGCGTATAATCCGCGTAGAGTCCGACAAGGACGAATTGAAGCAGATGATGAAGGAGGTAGTTAAGGCCGTCCACAAAATCGAGCTTATGCTCGCGGAGCGATGAGGTATTTCACTTATGAAGAATTCGATTCTCCCGACCAGCCTAACAGCGGTGAGATGATGGATCCGGACTTCTTGTCCATGCTCGACGAGGCTCGGGATTGCGCGGGCATCCCTTTCGTTATTTCCCGCGGCGGGGGCTTCCGCACAGTTGCTTACAATCGAGAGTTGATAAAAGAGGGCTACCCCGCTTCTCGCAAGTCATCGCATCTCTTAGGTTTAGCCGCGGACATCTACGTTACCGATTCGCGCTCGAGGTATATCATCCTCGACGCGCTCCAAGAAGTGGGATTCACGAGAATAGGGATAGCGCCTAATTTCCTGCACTGCGACCTCGATATTAACAAACCTCAGCACCGCATATGGGTTTATTGACTAAAGACCGGGATATACATATTCTCCCGCTCTCTTTCGAAAACGCGAAAGATGAGAAAGCGATATATCTCCTCTCGGATATTCACTTCGATTCCGTCAAATGCGACCGACGGCTTTTCTTCAAACACCTCGATATGGCAAAGGAAGAAGGCGCGTCGGTTTTCATTTTAGGCGACCTCTACGACCTGATGCAAATGCGTTTTGATCCACGCGGGAATTACGATTCTTTGCGCACGGAGCTTAAGAAGATGGCATATATCGACGAAGTAATTAAGGACTGTACTTCTAAACTCGAGCCATACAAGGACGTTATTAAACTGATTGGGCAAGGCAACCACGAAACGAATATTACGAAGCGGCACGGGGTCGATGTAATCCAACGAACCGTAGGAGTCTTAAACGATAAAGGCGGGCAAATAGTGGCGGGATATTACGCGGGGTGGGTTATTCTCAAATGCGACTGGCAGGGCAAAGGCAAACGCCGCTCCTACCCCCTACACTATCACCACGGGTACGGAGGCAACGCCAAGCGTTCGAAAGGAGTCCTCAATGTGGATATAGATATGAAGGACTACCCACAAGCGAGGATAATCGCCCGAGGGCATACCCATCAGAAATGGTATCACCCGGTGATGCGGGACGTACTTACGGCACAATTCCAGCACGCTCAAGAGACGGTGCACGTAGTGCAGACCGGATCGTACAAAAAGAAAGACCGCTCTATTGGTTGGGAAGTAGAGAAGGGGTTTAGTACCCCGCGCCTCGGAGGTTGGCGCTTCACGATTAAGCCACAAGGAAACGAATACGATATACGATGCCACGAACTACACTGAAGGAAACCAAGCTCGGAGAATGGTTTCGAAATAAAGCTCCGAAGATGTTCGACCTTATCGGCGATGTAGTGCCGGGGGGCGAGGCTCTGAAGGCTATCTCCGCACTCATAGACGCAACTACGGTAAGCGAGGAAGAGAAGGCGCAGGCGCGGATGATGCTCTCGCAAGCGGCCAACGCAGATCGAGCGAGCGCAAGGAACCGAGAGATAGAGGTAACGAAGATTCTCAAGAAGCGGGATTGGATGCAGTCCTTCGTGGGCGTTGCCGCTATGGTTATCGGTATCGTGATGGTTATTTGGGCGAAGTCCGGAGTCGAGGACAAGGAAATCTTTTTCCATATTCTCGGATTCGCAGAAGGTACCCTCGTGGGGCAAGTCGTAAACTATTACTTCGGTTCTTCTCAGAAGTAGTATATTGCGGTTCCCTGTTTGGGATTTATCATCAGTTGTTTGTTGAAGGGGGAGGCCGAACGCGGCTTCCCTCTTTTTTTTATCAAATTATTTTGTGGAATGGAATCTTTTGTATAGATTTGTCCTCAACAAACGATTAATGATGGAAACCTACTACTACCAAATCGACGAGCGACTCTCTTTAGAAGCAGAGTATACGATTGACGGAGCCGATGAAGGCACCGATTACGCTCCACCAAGCAACCCAAGTATTACCCTCGAGCGCGTGTACCTCGTAGAGGGCTCGAAGCGAATCGAAATCACTGAGATGAACGGTCGCTTCTTCGACGTGGATTGGAAGGAACTCGAGAACGAAATCGAAGACGAACTCTACAACGCGAAATAAGATGGATCAAATTAGAGAAGACGTCCAACTGTACTGGACTTGGGCAAAGAAAGAATTCGAAGGGGAGGAAATCGACCGCCTCCTCTTCGAAGTAGAGTCAGCAATTACTAACCTCGAACGATACATAAACAATGAATTCAGAAGAAAAGCGATGGGTAAAACCCGTATGCGTTAAGAGCAGCGTCCACGTGAAACCTACGCACGGCTTCAACCAGTGGCAAGAAGAACTCCAAGAAGAGGAACGCTTCCGCCGATTGATTAACAACTTCGCTTCGGATATAGTCCAAGCGTATACAAAGCGAAAGCCATTAGTTACGAAAGCAAACAGCAAACAAACGAGCAATGAACACTAAACACACCCCCGGACCGTGGAAAGCAGCTGAATGCGGCAGTATTGAATTTAAAGATGGTTTTGTGGGCGAGGCCTACGATTACAACCCCGGTCTTTACGGAGAAATACAAGAGGAACTGCCGGTAATGGCGAACGCCCGCCTGATGGCCGCCGCGCCTGAATTGTTGGAGGCGTTGAAGAAATTAGCACAACACACCCGCAAAGTGAACGGTATTTATTCTCCAGAATACAACAAGGCAATATGTTTAGTCAAAAAAATCGAAGGCGATGAAGAATGAACACACGCCCGGGCGGCCGTGGTATTACGAGACACAACAATTCAAAGCCGACTTAGTAGCGGCATACACAAATCGTAAGGCTACAACCTGACCAACGAAACTCAAACGTCAGGGCGTAACCTGTCAAGAATTTACAAGCGAAAATGAACGATTACACAAGCGACTGTTGCGGAGGGGATATAGATCCAGATATCGGAATCTGCATGAGCTGCCTTGAACACGCTCAAGCCATCGACAACGAAGAAGAGCAACGGATAGATGACGCGCTTTTCTTACTGGAAACCTCTTCCCTCCGGGATGACGACGGAGGGCTAAAGGAAGAAATCCTCTCGGGAGAAGTCAATGAAGAACGCTGGTCGGAAATTTTTTTGCAACTTAGGGCGAATCAATTGCGACCTATCGACCTCCCGAACTTCAACCAAACCGATTGGGCGAAGTCATACAAACGAAATTTTTAACCCCCAAAACCAAACAAAATGGGACAATCTAAAATCAAGTCCGTTCAGCCGAACGGCACATGGGAAAGCCGCAACGGGCTCATGTACAAATTCGAGGTTGAACTCGAAGACGGAGCGAGCGGAGAGGTATCCGCGAAGACCGAAGACCGGTGGAACGTAGGCGACGAAGTAGAGTATACCGTCACCCCGAGCAAATGGGGCGACCGCTTGAAGCTCGATAAAGCCGGGTATGCAAACAAGCCAAGCGGCGGAGGGGCACAGAGCCCCGATATTCAAAAGCGTATCGATGCGAGTTGGGCAATCGGCCATGCCATTAATCAGGAGAGCGATCCGGAGAAGATTATCGAGGCGGCGGAGTGGCTCTTGAAGTTACGGGACACTCTTATCTCGAAGCTATGAACGGACATCGAAACCCGTGGCTTCGTCAACACGAACTCCAGTTAATCGAGGTAGCGAACAAGAACCTCTATCCATCCGGGCGGGTAATTTGGGCGAAGATTAACAGCAGCGTTGCCGGCCATACTCCGACCTCTTGCCAAACTCACTGGAACCGAACCGTAAAACATACCTGCACCTACGACGGCAAGAAATGGCGCATGAAGCAACCAAACCTCTTCGAAGGTATGAAGCCTCAACCGAAGGCAGAAAGTCCAAAGAAGACCCCTCAAAATGCGTCTACGGGCGTTTTAACCAAGCAAGTAATAACCAAGAAGTCCTTTTTGTGGGGCGCATTTACATTCGAACGATATGAATAACATTAGAAAATTTTTGGTGAGCAACTACGGCTCCCTCGAAAAAGCGGCTTACGCTTTAGACGTTACCGGGCCAACCGTCCGCAACTGGTGCGAAACACGCCCGCGGAATATGCTTAAGCACATTCCCGAGATTTCAATCCATACCGGAGCGACCTACGCGGAAATCGTCCTCGAAGTTTTAGACTGTGAAAAAGGGGGGGCGCTTTAGCCCCCTTTTTTTTCATCTTTGAAGCATGGAAAACGAAAACAAAGGAATATGGATCCCGTTCGAGATTTGGGAACTCGCAGACCTCTCACCCATGCAGAGGATTCTTTTGGCGAAGATTCATGCCCTCAGCCAGAAGGACGGAGCGTGCTGGGCTGGGGATGAGTACCTTGCGGAATCGCTGGTGTGTACTCCCCAATACATCCGGAAGATGCGGAAAGACCTTTGCGAAACGGAACACATCTCCTGTGAGGGGTATGGACACCGGCGGAAGATGACGGTACTTGTAAAAGCAACTACTGTTGCAAGCAACGATTGGAACAAGCAACCACAGTTGCAAGAGTTGCAACAACCGTTGCAAGTAGAAGCAACTACTGTTGCAAAAGTTGCAACTACAGTTGCGCAGAGTATAGAACCTAGTATAGACTATACTAAAGAACAAGTAAAGAGTAGGAGATTTAAAGCGCCAACTCTTCAAGAATGCATGGAACGCTTCGAAGAAGCAGGTAGTAGCGCCGACGAAGGCGAGAAATTCTTTAACTTTTACGAATCGAAAGGGTGGATGATAGGCAGAAACAAGATGAAAGATTGGAATGCCGCCGCCCGGAACTGGATAAAACGAAACAACGATGAACGACAAAAGACTTCAAATAAGACAAGCCCAAGCAGAGATGAGTTTGACAACTATATCCGCCACGGGATTATTTAAATACACGCCCGAAGAAGCGTGGGAACAAGGTACCAACATTAAAACCTCACTCCGGTTGATGCCGGAAGCGACGCGCGGAGCCGTTATATCTATGATTAAAAGCACCGTGGACTTTATAGACGCAAAGAAGACGCTCTCCAGCTTCGAAGACGTTGCACTTTGTGCAGAGATGATCTTCGAGATATTCCCCGTTTTGAAACTCGAGGAATTGCGGTTAGTTTGCGACCGCATGAAAACAGGGCACTACGGTAAATTCTACGAGCGATTGAAGGTGCAGGAGTTCCGCGATTGCATCACGAAGCACGAGGAAGAACGCGCCCCCATCCTCGAGCGTATACACCAGCAAGTACTCCGAGGAACCGACAACCCTACGAACGTCCCCGAATACGACGCGGAAGCCGCGAAGCTCGCTTGGAGAATGAAGAACAACCCTTACCTCATACCCGGGAAGAATGATAACGATTGAAGAACAAAAGAATCTCATCGGCAAAGAATGCGTATACGCCATAAACGCGAAGTGGGTTCATTGTGTAATACGAGATATTTTCTTAGAACGCGAAGACAAATGGCCGTATACCTGTTACGTCTCTGTGGCGATTTTACCACTTTCTACCGATGATCTAAACGAAAGCGAATTGGAAGAAATCCAAGACGGCGTTCCGCTTTACAGCGTTTACGATATAGAATGGGAATAGCGAAGACAAAGCAGAAACTTGATTCCATCTTCTCGCAGTTCATCCGCTTGCGTGGATCCAACGAAGAAGGGTGGGGAGAGTGCTACACGTGCGGACGCGTGAGGCATTACAAAGAAGTGGACTGCGGGCACTTCATCACCCGCGCCAAACTCGCCACGAGATGGAAGGAAGAGAACTGCCAATTCCAATGCAAGCAATGTAACATGACCGGAGGACAGCAATACGTCTTCGGAAAGAAACTGGATGAGCAATACGGCGAAGGGACGGCGGAAGCCATCCTTCTCGAAAGCAACCAAAACAAGAAGTGGACGGTAGAGGAACTTGAGGAGAAATGCCGGTACTACAGAAGGAAAGTAAATGAAATCAAGGCACACCGAGGATTGGAATAAGTTCCTGACACGGAACTATTCGAAACTTCTCCAGATAGGTAAACGATGGACAAGGGATCCAAACGACCTTGTTCACCACGTCTATTTGCGCTGCCTCAATAAACCCTACCCGGAGAACCCGCTCGGGTATTTCGTGAAGGCTATGTACAACGAAGCCACGCGCGGAAAATTTAAGGAGCTATACAAAACAACCGATAATGAACCCAAAGAACAAGCCTCCGAAACCGACTGGAGCAAAGCCGTCCAACGAGAGCAGTTGCAACTCCTGCTCGACCGCCTCTCATGGTTCGATAGAACCGTCTTCTCTCTGTACTTGCAGGGATGGAATATGGCTGACGTATCTCGAAGGTCTGGCGTTGGAGAATCTACCCTATATCGCTCACTACACCTCACCCGAAAAACCCTGAAAGATGTTCTTCGTAACAGGACAAAAGAGGAACGATAGGCTCGCTATTTGCGAGGTCTGCGAATACTTCGTGCAATCGACGAAGAGTTGCGGCGACCTCGTAACGGAAGCCTTCAAGGACTCGAAATTGTGCGGCTGCCATATGCCCACCAAGACGCGGTTAAAGGTCGCCTCGTGCCCCCTCGGTAAATGGGAGGCAGAAATTAAGGATAGCGACCTCGACGAAATCCGTAACCTCCTCGATAACCCAAACAAAGCCACGAACGGAGACCTCGCACGGCTATACAGCAAAGCCACCGGGACGAACACCCGCCCCTCGCAATGCTCCTCGTGCAACCGGAAGATGTTTAACGAACTCAAACAACTATTGAAAGATGCCACTACCTAAACCGAACAAAGGCGAAAACCGCTACCAATTCATGCACCGCTGCATAAACAACGTAATCTCGAAGCGGGACTTCCCCGATCCAGAGCAGCGCGTTGCAGTATGTTCCACCATTTGGAAAGAAGAAACAGGACAATGAGCTACACGAAAGAAGAGCGCGAAGAAATCGCCAACAACATCCGGGAGTTTATGAAGCAACCGAAGAAGGAGAAATTCGAAGAAAGCGTATACTACCAAAAGGGATACGTTAACGGCCTTAAGGTACTTCACCGAAGAGACGTGAATATGACGTGGTACGATCGCGAATGGCTCGAAGCCATCGCACGAGATGTCGAAGGCCGTATATTGCACCCATGAGAAACGCACGCAAAGCCCTCCTCCACGCGAAGAACTATCTACTCATAACGGAGAACGCCGAAGTCGTGCGACTCCACGTAGGGCAAGACCCCGCCACCCTCCTCCTCACATTAGCCGTTCACAATGCAGAATTTAGAGCCATCCTCGAGGCCGTCATCGTTCAAGCGCACGAAGCTCTCGGAGATTCGGGAGAACCCGAACAACCCGCGGACGATTAAAGAAGACAAGTTCGAGAAACTCGTTCGAAGCATTCAGACCTTCCCGGAGATGCTCGAAGCGCGTCCCATAGTCGTAAACCCGGACGGCGTAATCATTGGAGGGAATATGAGGTATAAAGCCTGCAAGGAGGCAGGGCTCACAGAGGCACCCGTCTATTTCGCTTCATGGGGAGAAGCCAAAGAAAGAGAGTTCATCATCAAGGACAACACGAACGCAGGAGAACACGACTTTGATACCCTCGCGAACGAATGGGACGCAACCGAACTAAACGAATGGGGTCTTAACGTATGGGATCCACAAGAAGAAGAGAAGGAAGAGAAAGAGGAGAAACCAAAATGCGAACTCTGCGGTAAGTAATGGAAAGGTCAAGTACAAAAGCGAAAAAGCATTTGATGCTTTCGGCGTTAAAAGAGAATTACGGCGAAGTAAGATCGGCATGCAGAGAAGTTGGGATTTGCCGAACGACGCACTATGAATGGCTAAAGCAAGACAAGGAATATCGCAAGGTATCAATGCAATTTTCCCTAAAAGGATTAGCCCAAAAGCGAACAGCAATCCACAAAAGACAATCCGCCAACGGGTATGTTTACCTCATTCATTGCGTAGGAACCAGCTTCTATAAAATCGGAATCAGCAAAATAGATTACTACGCTCGTTTATCGACGATGCAAAGCGGATGCCCATATAAATTGGAATTTGTCGATACAATGCACAGCACCCAGTACCAAAAACTGGAGAAGACCTTGCATGCAAAATTTATAAACAAAAGGATTCGAGGAGAATGGTTTGATTTAGACCCAGAATCTTTAAGCGAAGTCAAGGCATATTTTGAACAGAACTCTGAGCCCCAAACCAAAATTGAATTTGAATGGAAGCGGTAAAGGCGAACAATCGGAACACCCCTAAAAAGGAAGCAATGCTCGAAGCCTTGGAGAAGTCCCTCGGTATCGTTTCCACGGCTTGCAAGATGGTAGACGTAGGACGCACGACCCACTACCAATGGATGAAAGAAGACCCCGACTATAAGAAGGCAGTCGACTCAATCCAGGACGGCGTTCTCGACTTCGCAGAAAGCCACCTCTACAAGCTCGTAAAGGAAGGCAACCCCGCCGCGACTATCTTCTTTCTAAAGACCAAAGGCAAGAAGCGCGGATACATAGAACGGCAAGAGATAGAGGTACAAGAGAAGAAACCGCTCTCATGGTTGGATGAAAAATAATTTGAAGAAAAGTAACTTTTTCTTTGGAAAAGGAAAAAATACTTGTATCTTTGATTCATCAAACAAACGGAAAAACAAACAGCCATGAACACAGCAACAGCAATCCAGGAGTTGAGCCAAGTAAACTTCGAAGCAATCATAAAAGCCGCTTGCAAGCAATTCACCGACGCTTGCTTTGATGAAGGTCTAACAGTAGAAAAAACGCAACAGCTTCTCTACAGCAAAGAAGGCCTTGATACAATAGCAAAGCTCGCAGCGAAAGCAATCTAACAGAAGCCCCGAAAGGGGCTTTTTTTATACCTTGTACCCGGTGAAGCTACCCGCCACATATTACCACGTAAGGAACTCAAAGAAGCGCATCCAGGTACACCAAGGCGGGACGCGCTCAGGCAAGACGTACTCTATACTCACCGCCTTAATAGAACTCTGCCACAAGAACTCCGGCCTCGTAGTAACCATTTGCCGGAAGACCTTCCCCGCCCTCCGCGCTACGGCCATGAGAGACTTCTTCGAGATACTCGAAAACGAAGAGGCGTACAACGTCGAGCTTCACAACAAATCGGAAGCTACCTACCAGCTATGGGGGAACCTCGTGGAGTTTATTTCGGTGGATCAACCGCAAAAGGTGCGAGGCCGCAAACGGGACGTTCTCTTTATCAATGAGGCTAACGAAATCACCCTCGAGGACTGGCGGCAACTTATCCTCAGAACCACGGCAAGGATTATAGTAGACTTCAACCCG